AAGTGGAATCTGACTGTACAAGAAAAACTGGAACAAACCTATAATGCACCTGCTGCTTTGCCTGCTGTAGAACAAAATCTTATCCCTCAGAAAGACACCACTTTTGTCAAGTTTGGTAATTTTGGTGACATCAAGAAGATCATTCAATCTCGTCTTTTCTATCCCACTTTCATCACTGGTCTGTCTGGCAATGGTAAAACCTTTAGTGTTGAACAAGCATGTGCTCAACTAAATAGGGAAGTCATTCGTGTGAATGTCACCATTGAGACTGACGAGGATGATCTTATTGGTGGGTTTCGTCTTGTTGGTGGCGAAACTGTCTGGCATAATGGACCCGTCGTGGAGGCTCTGGAACGTGGAGCAGTGCTGCTTTTAGATGAACTTGATCTGGCATCTAATAAGATCCTGTGTCTACAATCTATCCTTGAAGGTAAGGGAGTTTTCCTGAAGAAGATTGGAAAACTGGTCAAACCTGCTGAAGGTTTCAATGTGATTGCCACTGCAAACACTAAAGGCAAAGGATCTGATGATGGTCGCTTTGTTGGAACCAATGTGCTCAATGAAGCATTCCTTGAGCGTTTCCCTGTTACCTTTGAGCAAGAGTATCCTTCTGTTGCTTCTGAACAAAAGATCCTGAAGAATGTTTCTGAGGAACTGGGTGTCTATGATGCTACCTTCTGTATGCGTCTCTGTGACTGGGCAGACATCATCCGTAAGACCTTCTATGATGGTGGTATTGATGAAGTGATCAGCACTCGTCGTTTGGTTCACATCATTCGTGCTTACTCTATCTTTGGTGATAAAGAGAAAGCAATCCAAGTTTGTGTGAATCGTTTTGATGATGAAACCAAGCAAGCATTCCTTGAACTCTATGATAAGGTTGATGGAGATGTTCAATTCCAGTACACTGCTACTGGAGAGAAAATGCCACTTGACTAACTAAGTTGCTCTTGATAGAATAACTGTATGGTCTTTACTGTATGATTGATTGAGTATGTCTGATCATCTACCACCTGAGGGGTTTGAATGGACACCCCTCCCAACAAAAGAATATCTGGATTCCATGTATCCAGATATTCCAGATGATGCAAATGAACCTGTTGTGAATGAACTAAAACTGGATATGAATAACCAAAATGGTTTCTGGAAGTATGAAGAGGATCTCACACTGAAAGAAATTCAAGATTATCTTTCTGGGACTTATCGTGCCCACTACACTTCTCAAGAGTCAAAGACACAAACTCTTGATCTGATTGAGAGTATTGGAGATGCAGAACCATTCTGTCGCTCCAATGCAATCAAATATCTTTCTCGCTTTGGTAAGAAGAATGGCAAGTCCAAACTTGACATTCTGAAAGCAATTCACTATTGTGTATTGCTCTACCACTTCTCTGGACTCCACAAGCCTTCTACTGATAATTATGAAACTTTCTGATAAAACTGTAAACATCCTGAAGAACTTCTCTTCCATCAACCAGTCCATTCTTTTCAAAGAAGGTAAGAAACTTCGCACCATCAGTGTGATGAAGAACATCCTGGCAGAAGCAACTGTGGATGAAGAGTTCCCTAAGGACTTTGGCATCTATGATCTGAACCAGTTCCTCAATGGTCTTGGTCTGCATCACAGTCCTGATCTTGACTTTGAGAATGACAGTTATGTTGTCATCAAAGAAGGTCGTATGCGTTCCAAGTACTTCTTTGCTGATGAGAATGTAATTGTTACTCCTCCCAACAAAGAGATCTCTCTTCCTTCTGAAGATGTTTGCTTTGAACTTGATACCAACCAACTGGACAAACTGCTAAAAGCAGCATCTGTCTATCAACTTCCTGACATCTCTGCCATTGGTGAGAATGGTGTTGTGCAACTGGTGGTTCGTGACAAGAAGAATGATACCTCCAATGACTTCTCCATTGTTGTTGGTGAAACTGAATCTGAGTTTACCTTCAACTTCAAGGTAGAAAACATCAAGATCATTCCTGGAACCTATGAAGTGATTGTTTCTCAGAAACTGCTTGCAAGTTTCAAGAACACCAACTATGACCTGACTTATTACATTGCCCTGGAGCCTGACTCCACTTTTGGATGATGAGACACATCCTTTTTACATTGAAAGGTTGCTCTGAAAATCTACTTGATGATGAGTCACACATTCGCAATGTTCTTGTTCATGCAGCACAAGTTTGCAAAAGCACATTGTTGAATGTCTCATCTCACAAGTTTGATCCTCAAGGTGTGACTGCTATTGCTCTTCTTGCTGAGAGTCACATTAGCATTCACACTTGGCCAGAGAATGGTATGGCAGTATGTGATGTCTTTACTTGTGGAGATCACACTGTTCCACGTGCTGCAGTGACATACATGTATGATATGATGTGTGCTACTGACATAGTAAGTGAACAATTTGTAAGACCTTTGGCATGAAGAAAAAAGATTATGATGGTCCTTTATATGCTCCTTGGCACCTTGTAGAAAAAGGTAAGGGTGATATCTTCCTTGACAAAGATACTCACAAGTTGTATGTTTTTGATGGAAATGAATGGTGGGAAATTGTCCCTACCTCTGAATTGAAAAAAACTGATTGAACTTGATTATGAATGATTTTATTTGGGTTGAGAAGTATCGTCCCAAAACTATTGATGAGTGTATTCTTCCTGAACAAACCAAGAAGACATTCAAGGACTTTGTGGAGAGGGGTGAAATCCCTAATATGCTTTTGGCAGGTCCTCCTGGTATTGGTAAGACCACAGTTGCCAAAGCACTTTGCAATGAACTTGGAGTAGATGTTTATGTCATCAACGGATCCGACGAGGGTAGATTCCTCGATACTGTCAGAAACAATGCGAAGAACTTCGCTTCGACCGTCTCACTTACAGCGACTGCTAAACACAAAGTCATCATCATTGATGAGGCAGATAACACAACCAATGATGTACAACTCCTCCTTAGGGCGTCTATTGAGGAATTTGCTGGTAATTGCAGATTCATCTTCACCTGCAACTACAAGAACAAAATCATTGAACCATTGCACAGCAGATGTGCAGTTGTTGAATTTGGAATCAAAGGAAAGGAACGCCAAGGTATTGCAGCACAATTCTTCAAACGTCTCCAAGAAATCCTGGCTGCAGAAAATATTAAATATGATAACAAGGTCCTGGTAGAACTGATCAACAAACACTTCCCTGATTGGCGTCGTGTTCTGAATGAGTGTCAAAGATACTCTGTTGGTGGTGAAATTGATTCTGGTATCCTTGCTTCTTTCTCTGATGTATCTGTAAATGATCTTGTCAAGAATCTCAAAGAGAAGAACTTCCCTGAAGTACGTAAATGGGTCGTTGATAATCTGGACAATGATTCTTCTGTACTACTGCGTCGTGTTTATGATGCTCTTTACAATGCCCTTGAAAACAATAGCATTCCTGCTGCTGTGCTCATCATTGCTAAGTATCAGTACCAGATCGCATTTGTGGCAGACCAGGAAATAAATATGCTTGCTTGTCTAACTGAAATTATGGTGGAGTGTGAATTCAAATGAATGTAAAAGTGATTCGTCTGTCCTCTGGTGAGGATGTTGTGGCATCTGTCCTTGAAACTAAAGAAGACAGTATTGTGATTGAGAATGCCATTGTTGCTGTCCCTGCTGGTGGTGGTCAACTTGGTTTTGCTCCCTATGCTCCTCTTCTGAATAGGGATCAGAAAGAACTGGAAATCAACACCAAATGGGTCATCTATATTGCTGGTGTCAATGATGAATTGGTGGAACAGTATGAAGACATGTTTTCACCCATCAAAACCCCAAGTAAGAAACTGATCCTGTGATTGATCTACAAAAGTTTAATCTTAAACAATTCTGGGAAGAATGTGATTCTATCTTTGAAAAATTTATCAGAGAAGATCAACCACCAGAGTGTTATGGTCATCGTACTTGGAAAATTGAAAAGGCATTTGAGAAACACTCAAATAATCAATTGAAATGGGTTAATGGTAGGGGTTATGATTTTACCTCAGGTAACTTAAAGTATGAATTTAAACAAGTTCAGGATGCATTCAAAAAAAATTTCACTCCTCCCATAACCATTAGAAATTTTAGAAAGAAGTGTCTTGGTGATCTTGAATCTACTTTTGAATACTTGATTGTCATTGATGTTTCTCGTAGGGCACTTGCAGTTTTTGATTGGGACTATGTTAATAGTCAAAGCATAGTGAATGATGCTACAATAACTGCCAGTTTAGAACTTTCCAAAGCAATTAAAATTGAAACTCAATATTATGAAATCACATAAGACACCTTTGAGATATCCTGGAGGCAAGTCACGTGCTTGCACCAAGATGGATCCTTACTTCCCTGATCTAAGAAACTACAAAGAGTTTCGTGAACCTTTTCTTGGTGGTGGTAGTGTTTCTATCCACATCACCAAGAAGTATCCACACCTGGATGTATGGGTCAATGACCTTTATGAACCACTGGTAAACTTCTGGCAGCAACTCCAGATGTTTGGTGTGGACATGAAGAATACTCTTACTGAATTGAAAACATCTCATATGACAGAGGAATCTGCAAGAGAGTTGTTTCTCAAGTCAAAGGAATCTATCAATAATGAAGACATCAGCAACTTTGATAGAGCAGTTGCTTTTTATATTGTCAACAAGTGTTCCTTCTCTGGTCTCACTGAGTCATCTTCTTTTTCTAAGATGGCATCAATGAACAACTTCACTATGAGAGGAATTGATAAACTACCTGGATATTCAAAAATCATTGAAAAATGGCGTATAACTAATTACTCCTATGATTACCTACTTGGTAGTGAAGGTAATGCTTTTGTATACCTTGATCCTCCTTATGATATTAAGGATAACCTCTATGGGCGTAAAGGATCAATGCACAAAGGATTTGATCACGATAGGTTTGCTGCTGACTGCTCTTCTTGCAGTCTTGATCAGTTAGTCAGTTACAACTCTGATCAACTGGTGAAGAATAGATTCAAGGATTGGAAAGCAGCAGAGTTTGACCTTACATATACTCTCAGGTCAGTTGGTGAATACATGAGAGATCAGAAACAGAGAAAAGAGTTGTTATTGTTTAATTATGAAATGTCAGGTAACATTGTATAAAGCAGGAACTGTCTTCAAAGAAGAAGTGATTGCTGTTGATTATCAGGATGCCAGGAAAGTTGCTCTGGCACGTAATCCTGGTGCAAAGGTAGTGAGTGTGACTGCTGTATTTTGATATGGAACTAAAGGACTGGTTAAATTCAATCAACTTCACAAAGAAGAATCTCATTCAGGAAGATCCTTCTGTCAAAAAAGATTATCCACCATACATCATCAATAGATGTCTGTCAGGTCATATTGACTGTGTGATGTTTGCTAATGAAATGAACAAGTATCATTTCTTAGATAAGGACATGCAATATGAATTTTATATAAATATCTTGAGAAAAAGGAAGAGATTCTCTCCCTGGATCAGAAAGGATAAAGTCTCAGATATGGAGTGTGTGAAATCTTACTATGGTTATAGTAATGAAAAAGCATCCCAAGCACTGAAAATCTTATCTCCTGAACAGATTAACTTTATTAAACAAAAACTTGATACTGGTGGCAAAAAATGACACAAACTATTGAACCTCAGGTTAACTGGTCTCAGGACCAAATGGTTGAGGTAAGATTGAATGAACCTGATGACTTTCTCAAGGTACGTGAAACTCTGACACGTATTGGGGTTGCATCCAGAAAAGAAAAGAAACTCTATCAGTCTTGCCATATCCTGCATAAGCAAGGTAAGTATTACATTGTTCACTTCAAGGAACTGTTTGCACTTGATGGTAAGTATGCAAACCTGACAGTGAATGATGTTCAGAGACGCAACAGAATCACCAGACTGCTGGTTGATTGGGGTCTGGTCAGTGTTGTGAAGGAAGATGCCATTCAAGACATTGCTCCTCTGAATCAGATCAAGGTTCTTCCTTATAAGGACAAGAATGACTGGACTCTGGAACAGAAGTATAATATTGGTAAGAAGGGAAAAACTGAACCTACTGAATAAATAGTGTGTGCCATTCGTGCGGCACTCTACAAGTCGGAACACCCTATAAAGAGGTTGGGTTTTTACCCTACCTCTTTTTTTGTATTCTTGTATAATTAGTATTGGATGCCTTAGGGGTCCACAAAACACAAACTCGCTTTTACAAGGAGCTACCATAATGACAGACCTTACACGATATACTGCGGCTGATCTTCCCTCGCTTTTTGACAAGATCACAAAGAACAGTATTGGGTTAGATGAATACTTTGATCGTGTTCTCAACAATTCTGTAACAAACTATCCACCTTACAATCTGATTCAAGTAAATAATGTGGAATCTCTATTAGAGATTGCATTGGCAGGTTTTAAAAAGGAGGAAGTCAATGTCTTCACCGAGTATGGAAAACTTTATGTCACCGGACAGAAATCCGAATCAGAGGACAAGACGTTTATCCACAAGGGATTGGCTCAAAGAAGTTTTCAACGAGCGTGGACTTTATCCGACGACACAGAAGTCAGGGAAGTCACCTTTGAAGACGGACTCTTGGTTATCAGACTTGGAAAGGTAGTTCCAGAGCATCATGCTCGCAAAGA